CCATCCCACCACATTTCAAGCTCGGGTTCGCCTGGTCCGGAGAACTGCAAGACGATCTGATGATTCACCGAGCCGACAGGGATACCATCAAGCTTAACAAGTACAAAAGCCTTGCTTTCTTCCTCTGTGTATTTGCTGAAGAAGTTCTTCTTCTCTGTTCTTGTGATACACCAGTTCTCTCTGCCTTCACCTCCTAAGAAACAGGCAGCTCTTGTAGTTAATGGACGCAAAGCCGAGATACCATTAGCCTTGTAAACAAATTCGGCATTTTCGTCTGCGTGTTGTTTTCCACTAGCAGCATAAAGAGCATTCGTTAGCGTTCTGAAGTTGTATTTGTTTATATCCTTCTGCGGAAGTCTTTCTTGATAGACTCTGTTTACCTTTCTGTTTTGATTCATGTGAAACTTTACCAACAACTCTAGCACATCCTTAAAACGCTTTCCTGGGTCCATGTCTTGTGAATATCCTTGCTCTAAAGCTTTTGCAGCGAACAAAAGGTACTTTCCTGCGTCCTTTTCTCCGAACTCTGACTTCAGAGACATTAACATATCGTCAATGGCACCTGTCTCTGCTGCCTTTGGTGCAGCTGTTTTCGCGACATCGAGTCGTCCTTCAAGAATAAGTTGCCGGGATGCCAAATATTGCTCCATGAGAGGAGTTAATTTTGGCATTAGGGGTTTTGCGACGTAGTTTCGCCATGTGTTGTTGAAGTTCATAGTAGTATTATACCCTTTTTACTATAAATAGTCAATAGTGAACGAAGAAAACTAGTTATAATTATGCAATACAAACTAATAATGGAAAACTGGAGGAAATATCTTTTAAAAGAATATCCGGTTGATCGTGGCGGGGGCTTTAGTGCTGACGCTATTGTGGCGACTGCTGCAAGTGGTGACACCAAAGGTGCTGTAAAATTATCAAAACAACACAGAGAAAGCGTAAAGAGTATGATAGGTCAATTTATTGAATACGAATATGTTGAAGCTGCAACAAAAACTTTTATGCTCATATCGAAAGAAATTGCGCTAATTGCTGCTGGTCCCCTTTATGACGTTAGCCACCCCGATGGTGGCATGTTTGATATTGACCCCGAAGATAAGAATCTACCTACAGAGGAAGAGCAAAGGGCTTATGAGATAGATCTTTTCAAGGCCATTATGCAACAACGAGGTATGACTATCGATGATCATCCGAACAAGAAGGGAGTATTAAAACAAATCGAAGACAAGATCAAGACCATGAAAGATGCTGGTCAGCTTCGGGGCAAGAGAGCGAAAGACATGTCTGATGTAAAGCTCACGTTTATCTGGGACGCTATTGAAGCGGGTGTGAAAGATTTCAAAAAATCCTGGAAAGAAGGCAAAGCATGGAGCTGGCCAAATGGATATGTTTGGGTTGGACTGTTTCTGATATTAGATGTTCTAGCACTGATCCCGTTCCTCAAAGTTTTTTCGAGAGGCGCAAGATCTTTGCGCAAGAGCGCACAAAGGGCCGCTCGCAAAAAACTCAGTAGTAAAAAAATTAAAGAGGCTGAGGCACAACTAAAGAGGTTGACAGACTTATCAAACCAAACAATTAAAACTCTAAAACTCTCGCCTGATATAAGTATCAGACAGACGGCTGACAGAGCACAATTAATTTTCAATAAAAGACTGGCTCCGGCAAAATGAAGGTAATCATATGAAATATCAACTAATAATGGAAAACTGGAGAAAGTATGTAAACGAGCAAGGTCTTAGCAAGGTTCGAAGCCGGGCTGCGCGCGCTTCAAAGGCTGGTAAATTGCGAAAGAGTGGTGGAGGTTCACGACCAAAAGCTATTGATTACGACGATGTTGAGATATCCTCAACTAAAAAACAAGACGTTAAAAGACCGGGCCTTAATGCATCGAAGGCAGAAATAGAAAAGTACAACCAAGAAGTATATGCAAAGTATAACAGTAAGGACGGAAAATCTTTCTGTATTCCAAAGATTGCTAATGAACAGCAGCAATTACCCTCTTATGCTACAAATTGCATGAAGTTCGGAAAAACGGCTAATGGTATGGTAATTGAGCCTACATTATATCCGGCATATTATAAATTAAGTGCAGAGGAAGTAGAAAGTCTTAAAAAAGTTTACGATTATCAAAATACTAGCAAAGTTGGTGGAATTGATCTAGCTGATGCCGACGCAAAGACCCTCCTGAATTTAAAGAAACGTGGTGGTGTTGCGTTTTTTCAAGGTCTTGTTTGGAGAGGTTTTGGGGTTAAGAATTATGCAGATTTACAAAAACAGCTTCCGGGCTTTACGGCTACCACAAGTCAAAAGGATTTTGATGATCAGCTTCGATGGCTAAGAGATAATCAACATCGACCCCACGTAAAAGAACATTTTCCTATTGATGAAAATGGTTTTATTAAATTTAGGAACTCACTTCCCGATAATGTTGGACATGTAACATCTGATAGAATTTCAGGTGGTGCGTCATTCACTACACAAAAAAACAAATCAGTTGATTTTGCGAAAGGCGGCCGTGATTTTTTCGGGTCAAGATATCAAGTTATAGTAAGAACATATGTCGACGCTACAAATAATATTCATGTAAATAAAACCCTACAGAAAAACTCAAATATAGACGTAGGGCCGGATCGAGAACGTTTCGGTTTTCGAAAGGCCAATGAGGGAGAGGTTCTTGTGTTTGGTGGAGAGAACTGGAACAGCAAGAGTGTTCCAATTGATACTGTCTACATCAAAATACTTGATTGAATCACCAAAATAATTGAATCAATATTATTAACACAGCCAGCCCAAAACAAACCATAGTTTTTGATGTAAACATGGACTCTCCTAAAAGAAACCATGTCAAGATAGGAAATATGATAAGACCCGCGGAAGATCCAATAAACCTAGCAGTCCAGGCAGAACCGGTTACGTCGACGATATACCTCCAAGAGTACCAGAATGCCACAGAACATGGGGCCCCCAATAGTATTGCAGTTATCCAGGGCTTATCTTGCCACCACTCAGATAGGTACTGTGCATTTAACTGAAACCATCCTATAATTTGACCAACAAATACAAGTACAATTCCGATGTAAAGATTCATTAATGTGTCCAGAGTCCAGAGTTAGCAAGTGGTGCTCTGTATGCTAATTCCGCTGTCCTAGACAAATCCAAAAGCAATTGAAATTCTTTAGTTGGCAAATACAGAGTTTCCACAGGAGTCGCTTCTTCCTCTACTTGTTGAAAATAATCTAACAACAAAAGCTCGACAGTTGAGGCTGCCGATCTAAATTCAAGGGTGGCTGTTAGCTCTGCCTGAGATAACATAATGCTTTTTCCATAGTAATCTTCAAGTATGCAGTCTAACCTGTCTCTAATGGGTTCCAGTCCCTTGTAAAGTACCCTCAAAATGCTAACCTTAACAGGTGTTGTGTCTTTATCCATCATAGATACTCCAATAGGTCTGAGTATCCTCCTAATTTTTTAGTATAGCCTGACTCAAGATTGTTGGATAAAATTATAGGAACAGTTGATTGTTGATGGAAATCTTTATATTCTTCGAGCATCTCTGGTTCTTCAGTGTAATTAAAAAAAACATACTCTGCATTTTTTGCTTTGCAGTATTCTATAGCTTTTGCGCAGAATGGACAAGTTAACCTACCAATGATTATAAATCTGTCAGTCATTCAGGAGTCTCTTTCCAGAGGGGCTTCCACTGAAAGATGAAAATAATTGTTCGGCCGAACCAAAGGCTATAAGATCCCTGACGCGGCCGCCTTCATTAAGTTTTATCAGAGAGAAGCTCTCACTACTGTATTCTGAATTTTCTCTCAAAAGAAAATTACTGGCTCCTTCATAGTCAACTATAGATACTATATTATTAGAATTAACATATATCTTGTCAAGAGATATTGTTCTTCTATAACCTTCATTTTCTACTTTTAGTGTTCTGACCTCTACTAACATTTTAGACTCCTAAGTTTTTTAATATAAACGCTCCGAGCAAACCAACTACGGTTGTAAAAAGTGTCCAAATCATCCTAGATGATGTTTTTTTCCACGATTCTAATTCTCTCAGCCTAGCATATAAACCTTGATCCGGGTTGTATACCGCTTCTTTTATCTTTGCAATATCTTCTGACATTTGAACTTGTTTATCGCTCATAACATCCATGCCGCTGCAAATTCTATCTAACTTTGATTGTAACTCTAAGTTGTGATCCTGTTGTTCCACCATTGCATCGCCCTCCGCAATGATAAGTAGTTTTTATTGGTGTACAATACTGTGATTGGTTAATAAAAGTGTACCTGCTACCGATACTGCATTTTTAAGGGCACATCTGGTTACCTTTGCCGGGTCTAGAACACCAACCTGCTTTAGGTCCTGCACATTACCGTTAGCAAAATTAATACCGTCAAAGCCTGAAAGTTCCTGCACTCTGATCATCGTGACTTCAGGAGACAGTCCCGCATTAGTTGCCATAGTTTTGAGTGGGCTCTCAAGTGCTCTCTTGAATATGGAAAGAGCGCATGATTGCTCCTCAGTAGCAAAATTTGGGTTGATAGAATTAGACACACGTAATAGGGTCATCCCACCTCCAGGTACGATTCCTTCTTGCTGTGCTGATCTGACTGCCTCCAAAGCATCTTCAATACGATGCTTCTTCTCAATCATTTCTACTTCAGATGAAGCGCCAACACGGATGATAGCAACACCAGAAGAGAGACGAGTAACACGATCTTGGAGTCGCTCAGCTTCATGGATATCATCAGTTTGTTGTATCTCGACTTTGATCTTCTCAATAGTCTCATCAACTTTTTCATAGTCTCCTTCACCATCAACGACCGTAGTCATATTTTTGGTGATCTCCACACTAGCAGCTTTTCCAAAATCAGTCAAAGAAACTTCAGTCAACTTGTGACCCATAGACTGCTGGAAAAACTTTGCGCCTGTTGAGATCGATAGGTCACTCATTATAGCTCTTCTTTCCTCTCCGTACCGAGGCGCCTTTATAGCTGCAACCTTCATCGACCCGCGCATAGTATTCATAATTAGTGCGGCCAAAGCCTGACCTTCTATTTCTTCTGCAACAATAACAAAAGGTCGCGACTCGCGTGCTGCGATTTCAAGCGCTGGTAGAATCTGACCGACCTGCTCTATCTTAGAGTCTGTTATGAGAAACATGGGCTGCTCGTAATGGCACACGGCGCGTCTTTCGTCTGTAACAAAGGCAGTTGCCGCATACCCACTATCAAAACGAAAACCTTCTACTAGATCCAGACTAGTCTCTAGTGATCTGGCCGCCTCAATTGTTATTGAACCATTTTTACCAACCTTATCTACGGCTGTGGCTACAAGGTTTCCAATAACTTCGTCGTTGTTAGCTGAAATGGTGGCGATATGCTTTACATCATCTGCTGATGAGATAGGTTCGGAGATCTCTTCAATAACTCCGATGGCCTCATCCAAGCACTGCTCTAAGCCTCTCTTGATTTCGATCGGTGAGGTACCAGATGCAATATATTTGTTTGCTTGGTTTAGGATTTCTCTGGCGAGAACTGTGGATGTTGTTGTGCCATCGCCGGCTTCTGCGTTGGTCATCGATGATACTTGCTTTACAACTTCTGCTCCCGCATTCATATGTGGATCTTCAAAGTTAACGTTCTGTGCTACTGTTACTCCGTCCTTTGTTACAAAGGGTCGCTTATCCTTTTGGTGGATAAGAACATTCTGTCCTTTGGGTCCGAGTGTTGTTGCTACGTAATCCGCAAGAGTGTTTACGCCGTCGAGAACCTTGTTGCGGAGTTCAGGGCCATGGCTTAGTTGTGTTGTCATTGTGACTCGCTTTCATTGATATGTATATACTATAATGCATTTCGGCTGAAATGTCAAGGGGTTTATTTATCTTTTGTTGATTGAAGTTCTTCTGTCTTTGAGATGACATTTGTAGAAGCCTTAATCGCCTCTTCTGCCTGGGCATCTTTCGTCATGCCGCCGGCGATATAAGCATAGGTATTGTCTTGTATTGCCTTTACGTTCACAAATATATCAAATAAAGACTCGTTAAGGAGCCCCGTAACTCTGTTCAACACCGTCTGCGTATTCTTTCTACCGACGTTAATTGCACCAAAGAATGCTTTATCTTGATTCGGCCCAAGAACGCGGTGTTTACTGTAAGTGTCAATCTCTGCTACCATGTTCTGAGTTAAACCAAACTGTTCTGTAGAGAGAAACCCGCGGGTCTGTTCTAAGGCTGCTATCTTTTGTTCTCTACTCATGGCATTGTATAGTTCTGCAGATTTCTCTGGAGTGAACCAATTACTCTTTAGGTTAAGCCTTTTGTTACGTTTGATGGTCTCTTTCGTAGCAGAATACTGTTTTAGTATACTAAGCTTGTCAGCGGCGCCACCGCCGTTGTTGGCAGCTTTGGCGCGTCTTGCTATACTAATGGCAAGACCGTTCATACGGCTCGTGATAGCCTTGTCCTCCAGGTTGTACCTAGGTTCAGGTAGTGAGTCATTAACCTGAGCTAGAGTCCCTAGCACGACATCTATTAGCGCATTGAACTCCGGCCCTGAACCGTACATAGGAGAAGTGCCCCTCTTAACATATGGCGCTCTTGGTTCATAATCGGGTGAAGTTTTTTGTTCATCTGACAATTTAGCATCAGGGTCGAATGGTACGAAAAATTTGTCACTTAATTGTGTGGCCCAACTTAGATTTTTAAGAAATTGCTGTACGAATGCATCATCAACTTGCAGTTCTTCTGGAGTTTTCGCGTTCATAGCCTCCATCTCCTTCATGAAAGCTAGGGCGTATTTGTTTTCCATCTCTTCTGCAGATGGCGCTGCGATGCCAGGTAAATTGTCTATCCAAGCTTGGCCTTTTCTCGGCAGCTGAATGCACAACCTGGAGTGCTTTGAAGATCTAGAAAGTATATCGAAAATGTTATCTAGAGTGAAGTCAAATCTATACCACTTCAAGAAACCATTGACGGTCTGGCCTTCTTTTTCTTTACCTTCGAAACGTTTTGTTACAGCGACATAACGCATAAGATCAGCATCAAACTTAGGGTTTGTTATGTCCCCAACGAGATCTCTGAAAGAACCTCCAACGTGCAGGTTTCCGTCTTGATATAGCTTCAGGCTTACAGGCATGGCGGTGCCGTCACTTCTAGAAAGAAAGTCTGCAATAGTTCCGGTATTGGCTGGTATTTGCTCGCCCTCCATTAAGACAGCTAGAAATGCTTCGAAGCTAAAGCCCGCGGAGGCAGCGTTAAAATTCGCTATGACCTTCGTTAAGGTTTTGTAGAAGACCAGGTATGATAAAGCTACCGCTATCTGTTGCGCGGTAGAGGTGCTTCCGCCTTCGCCAAACATCTCTTGCATAGCAGCATCAGGATTGTCATAGAAATTAGAAATTGACCTGATCTTTTCTACAAAGTCCCCACCTCGGATGTTTTCCAAGAACTGCAACAACTTTTGTCGCTCGGGACCGTTCACTGGATTGTCACCTCCAGCACCTGTGACATCGGTCCAACCTAACTCCGTGACTGCTATCTCAGGGATTGCATCCAAAGTCAAAGTCATAGACTTTCGTTCGTTGAGAAACTGCTCTTTTAGGACTTGAAGCTCACTCTTTGCTTCTTTGAAGAGAGTGCCCTTCTCTACTTCATAAACCTCTTCAATAAGTTTGAAAAGATCCCCCATTGTTGATATGGTAGGCTTCTTGTTGTTCTCTGATAAAAATTCTTCGTGCCACGACATAATAAAACTCCTTTGTATAATTAGATAATTTCGTCAGCAATACCCATTTTAATTGCTTCCTCTGCAGAGATGTAAACATCCTTCTGAGTCTTTAAAAGCTTCTTTATTTTAGATGGAGTCAACTTTGTATAATTCGCTAGTGTCTCTATGTACCTCTCTTGGACCCACCTAATCTCTTCTAGTTCGTTTTCCATGGAGAAAATGGTACCTCCAGTACCAGCCATAACATTGTGAAGCATTATGCGACAGTTTCGGCCGACCTTGCGCTTACCTTTTGTCCCAGCGGCGAGTATTGGTACGCCTGCTGACATTACCTTTCCGACACCAAATGTTTCAATGTCGCATGTTCTTTTCTTTACCATATCCATGATATCTAAAATCGAGAACATATCAGAAGCTACTCCGCCGTGGGTAGATATCATCATTGCAATTGAACGAGCCACAACAACAGGCATAGAGTCTGGATCTGAAGGACCCTCTAACATCGGAGTATGAGATGTGTTCTCTAGATACAATAACGCTGCTACAACATCTGCCCCTTTTTGCTCAGTAATGTCACCATAAAGGTTTATGGTTCTTAGTTCAGATTCTTGATGAGCAGGTGCTTGGATGTTGTTAACAATAACAATTTGCTTATCTTCATCTTTAAATTTCTGATTTTCTTTCTTTTTGTTCTTCTTTTTTGGAGTGGTTGATAATCTCTTAGTCATTTTGCACCTCTTTCATCTCAATAATTTGATTTACTTTATCCGAGTTTAAAAATTTAGTCCAGTCAATTTCTGATCGGAATGTCCTTTCAAACACATATATATCTTCGCTTGTCGAGGGAATATACCCGTATGAAACGCACATCCAACCCGGGAGCGCTTCTTCTAATTCTGATTGTTCCTCTGTTGTTCTTATTTGTAGCTTGATTGTTTCTCTATCCACTTTCCAGTAATCACCTTTCACTCTTTTCATTTTCCGAAAGCCTCCGCACTTTTTGTATTAAAGCGTCCGCTTCGGGCCAAGATCTATAGTTCGCGTACTCTCTACCATTGGCAGGGATAGCCTTTAAAAAAAGTAAGGTGTACACTTCCATGAGGATATTAACCTTCTGCACCTCTTTCTTTAAATACTCTTCGGCAGTTGTTTCTTCTGTTGTTTTTAATTTAAATCTTTCGTTAGCAGAAAATTCAGCTGCAGCCATGTGGACTGTATACACTGATTCCAATACCTGTAAAACTGCTGCGGACATTATTAAATAAAACCTTTTCTTTTTCCTTTGTTGTTCAAGAAAAAACACAGCTTTGGTCAATAGTGCTCCTGTGGCGAACATCAAAATAGAATAGAGTTGTATTTCGTTCATGGTACTATGATACCACCTTTCTTAGGACAAGTCAAGAAAAAGGCTCCAGTGACCTATTAAGGTTTGGAGCCTGCAAAAACAAGTGATATTGTATTATTTTGTTTTACTTTCTATCTGTTAAGCTTAGCTGCAACAAGTCTCTTTGTTACTCTCTTAAGCACTTCATTAACTAAATCTTCTTGGTCGAGGTCTTCTTCCTCTTCTTCTGCCTCCATGTCGTCCATGTCGGCCATGTCGTCCAGGGCACCCATGTCAGCATCATCAGCATCTTCCATGCCGCCCATAGCTTCCTTGAGTCTCTCACCGAGGTCGATCAATAGCTGAGCTTCTTCTTCTGTCAAACTCATGTCTGCTACGCCTGCTTCAGGCTCCATGTCCATGTCGTCGCCCATGTCAAGTTCAGCGTCCATCTCCATGTCATCCTCTTCTGCTCCGAGTTCCTCGTCTTCCATCTCGTCCTCGGCTTGCTCTTGAATCGCATCGGTTTCAGGCTCGACTGCTTCCTTCTTTGCATACTTCTTCATGGCGGGATGCAGCTCCTTATCGGCTAGCTCTTTCGCGGATGACGTTGCATCTCTGGTCTCATCTCCGATGTTATCGTTATCAGAATCGTCCTTTTCCTTGGCCGTCTCTGATAGGAAGTTGTTGGTAAGGGTATCGACGTTCGCCAACTTCATGAAACGTCTAATTGTGTTCTCTGTTAATAGTTTGTTGTCACTCATTTTATTATCTCCTTGTTTTTGAAAGTAGTGATCATTATAATAATACAACTATAAATAGTAAGTTTTGGTTAGAAAAGTCATAATTTTATTCGCTTGGAAAGTTTCTTGAGCGCTTGTTTTTCTATTTGAGAAACTCTCACCAAAGATATGCCCAATCTCTTAGCGACTTGTTCTAGTGTCATTGGTCCATGCTTTCGTATTGCTGTATAGACGCAGTTATCATCTTCAGGGTAATCTATCCAGCACCTTTCCTTGTCTTCTTCTTTGCAAGAATTGCATCTTTCATCACTCATATTCCTTTGTATCCATTTCAATCATATCAAATATATCCTGTTTGTCTGTTTCTGTTATTCCTAGATTTTCTAAAATTTCTTTACCTCTTTCAAGGTCTCTTTTTGTTCTTTTTAATTTTTGCCTACCCATAGTACTGTATTCTTTCTTAATCTTCTCTATCACCGACATCATATCAGTATCATTATCTAAATATAATTTTACAATACCAGCAAAAAACTTTGTCTGGCTTAAATTATCATACCTGAGCCTAATTTTCAAATCTGCCGACGTTTTTTCGTAGACGGAAAAAACAAACTTTACAATCCTATTAGGTTCTTTCATCTTGTAAGTATGTGTGTAGAACTTTCTCTTTGGCCTGATTGAGTTTGTCTAACAAATGTAGCATTTGTTCTTAACTCTTTCACATTTCTAGCTCCCGAATAAGATAATCCAGACCTGATGTTTTGAGAAAGGTCTCTTAGGATATTTTCTACTGGTCCCTTATATGGTATCGTTGTTGAGACTCCCTCCAGAGAAGAGGTTCTACCCCTCCAATCCATCTGGGCTTCTCTGGATGCCATACCTCTGTACGCTTTATACTTTTCTCCCTCGACGTTTGTAAATATTTCTCCAGGGGACTCTGTAGTCCCCGCTAACAAGCTGCCGAGCATCACAAAGTCTGCGCCGGCAGCAAGAGCCTTTACAATATCACCTGCATTTCTTATGCCGCCGTCAGCTATAAGCCTAGCTCTTTTAAGTCTGTGCGCACAAATAAGTACAGAGTGCAAAGTAGGAATACCGTGTCCAGTCTGCAGACGAGTGCTACAAATACTACCGCCGCCCACTCCAACCCGAATCGCATCTGCTCCCCAATCTTCTAAATCTAAAGCAGCCTCCGCGGTGGCGACATTACCAGCAATAACGTCGATCTTTTCACCGAAGGTGCTTTTTATGTTTTTAATAGCGGCTTCTACATTGCTGTGGTGCCCGTGCGCAACGTCTATACATAAACTAAATGCTCCGGCTGAAACCAAACTTCCCGCTCTGTCTGTGAGGTCTTCTCCGACACCGACTGCGGCCGACACCTTAGATGCTCCCTCTTGCAGAGCGGCTTCTACCAGTTTACACTGATCCTTAATTGAATTGTATCTATGAATAATTCCGAATCCACCTGATTTGTTCATGGCAGTAGCCATTTTAGATGATGTGACCGTGTCCATAGGTGACGATATAATCGGCAATTTAAAATCTGTATTTGGTAGATCTGCGCTGATGTCTATCTCTGACCTGCTGGAAATATTACTGTGTTTTGGGACAAGTAATACATCATCAAAACTAAATGTTAGTGCATACATTTCATTCATCTTCACCTCCTCCTTCATCATAACACTCTGTACAAATTAAGTCAATATTTTCTGATGATTTATTTATTCTCCAATCGTCAATATTCTCTCCGGAGTGTGGTGGGCGCCCACAACTTGTGCATACAACCTGCTTTTTAAACTTTGACATTGATGTTTTAAAGTCTTTCATGAATCTCTTCTTAGCTGATACGAGTTGACGTCTTTTCAGTTTTCTTCTAAAGTTAGCCATCACTTATCTCCAGTAGAGCCAAGCGCGCCAGAGCCGCGGCTGGTTTGGCCGCCATAGATGTTGTCCTCTTCGATCACCTGCAGCGTAGGTTTTGCAATTTGAACAAATACTCCTTGTGCTATCTTTTGACCTGGTTCAATAAACTGTGGCTGGTCTCCGACATTGTGAAGATTTACAAAGATCTCCCCATCATACCCTTCGTCGACAACACAGGCGCCGGTGATGAGGTGTCTCTTGCTAGCAACACCAGATTTATTCATCACTTGGAGCATGCAATTTGAAGGTACCTCAACCTTGACCCCTGTCTGTAATAGTACAGATTGGCCTGGTGCGATCCTCTTTGCCACTGTTGGTTCAGATGGACAGAAGAAGAAATCCATACCAGCATCAGTGTTGTGAGCCCGGTGAGGTACCTTGGCTTCAGGTCTCGTCTTGTATACTCTAACAACCTCAGACATTACAAATTCCTCCTGAAAGATCCTTTTCATCCAACAGCGTATATGTAAAGCTGTTACCCCATTGGTCTCGTGCGTCATCACATGTTTCCATAAACTCAGCAAAGTCTACGCTACTCTGAAACACTTGGCACCCAGCGGATACTCCTCCTGGGTTGGCCAGTGCCGTTGAGCCTCGGTGCTTGTGAATGTTGATTCCGAACCAACCCTTTTCTTCTGGGCCGTGAGTGTCTGGAATCTCATCTCTATTGTTATCTCTCCATACCTTTACTTGGCCGCCGATTTGAATCAGGGCTCGGTGGCCACGAGTCTGGTTTCCGTGCCATCCAGTCTTGTACGTAGATCTATATTGTCCCGGGACTAAAATCGCTGTCCCTTTGTGCCTCACTTCTTTGATGGGCCATCGAAGGATCCTGGGTCCTGGCTCTGTCGTGACAGAATATACATCACATACCCATTCTCCGCTCACCTTATAGATAACATTGATAAAGTCATCAAATTTAGTTGCATCGCCTGAGTCGTTTCTCACTCCGACAATGTTGAGGTTGTAGTCCCCATTCTCGAAGAAGGCATAACCCTTGTCTCCAAGTGCCTTCTTGTATTGTTCTGCCATTACCTTAGCTGGCAGGCCTGTTAGTTTAGCCATTTTCTTTTCTCCTTATGCTAATAATCTGAACATTTTTCTCATGCTATATGTGGAAAAGCCCCACTGCTGGTTGTAATTCAACCTGGCCATATACGGCCTATTAATATGAATGATATCTTTGTTCGGGTCAACACCCCAACATCTTATTACACTCGTTTCATTATTATCGTCAATAACCTTCACTACATAAAAGTTCTTTCCGTTCTTAGACTTCTTCAATTTACACTCTCGCGGAATAAACCAAGTCACGCCAAGCTCTGGATCAAACTCTGAAATGGGTGGTATATAAAGTTCGTCTAGTTTCTGCCTCACTCTCGGTGTAACCACAGCACTGATAGGGAAGACACCAGTCAGGTTGACTAGGTGTTCTAGTTTCTCTTCCTCACTAAAATCTCCCTCTGGAGCGTACAACTCGATGTTCTCTATAAGGTTCTTCTCTTTTCTTGGACGCTTTTCGGAAATCGCGGTCCAAAAATGTTTCAACCCAGTGAATCTTTCATCCATCAACTCGTTCATCGCCTGTGCCAGGGTCAGCGCATGGATAGATTTTTTGTTCAACTTTGAATACACGATATCTGGATGGAACAAAAACTCCTCCACCGTTTTAAACGGTCGGTGTTCGATAATTTGTTCGATCGCTTTGATACCCAGCCCCTTAATTGAAGATAGTGGCTGCACCAGTGTCCTTCCGTCTTCGGAGATCTCCCAATTAACACCGGAAGTGTTGACGTTTAGCGGCTCTACGTTATACCCCAACGACTTGGCTGTCGCAATTGCTCGCTCTTTTCTGGTCTCTGGTTCCTTATCTAGGAATGCGGCTAGCCACTCTGCTGGGTAATAATTAAGTAAATAAGCACACTGATAAGATAAGACACAGTAGGACACAGCGTGAGACTTGTTAAAGCCGTAACCGGAAAAGTACTCAAAGGTTTCCCA